CGAATCGTATATAATACACATATTAAGGAATAATTATGGACAAAGTTATTGTTAACGACAAAGTAGCAGTATTGTATAGCCCGGGCTTTGGCTCCGGCTGGTATACTTGGAATCAACAATTCCCTGAATTAATTTTCAGCCCGGCTATTGTTAAGTTAGTTGAACAAGAAAAGTTTGATGAACTAGAGACATATATGGAACTAAAATACCCCGAAGTTTTCAAAGGTGGTATGATGGATTTGGAAATTCAATGGATACCAGTAGGCACTGAATTCAGAATAAATGAATATGATGGTGCCGAATCTGTTGAATTGAAAGACGAAGTAGGTTGGTTTACAGCGTAAAGGATTAATATGATTAAAGTAATAGGCAAGAATGCAGAATATGAAGTATATTCATTAGATGATGCAATGTTCTTGGCAAAGAAGATGAATGAGTTTGTATCCATCAAAGGTATAGACTTTGAAGTCTGTGGCAAGTTTGGTGTAGATAGTGTTGTAGCCGGTCTATGTCCAGATGGTGTTGCATACGATTGGAACAAGGCGTCACGCATCGGCCGAGTAAAGAAAGAGAGGGTATAATGCCCAGCGGTCAAAAATATGAGCGTCATCAGCGAGCAGTAGAGTTTTTAACAGAAAACAAAAAAGTAGATTGGGCAGGATCATATAAAGAGTTTTCTGTTAAATTTGGAAAAAATTCAATATATAAAAACAGTGACCTTATTACATTAACAAAGGATAGAATTAATTCTTATGAAATTAAATGTCACAAGGAAGGGTCTGATTGGGGAGAAATAAGTTGGGACCAGGCTGAACGATTACTTAGTAATGAGAACATGATTATTGTTGAAGACTCTGGTATAAAAAATTTTTCTGGAAAATTATTTGTAGAAGATTTTTGTTATTTTACAAAGAATGGAAGAATTCATTATAATTATCTACATCAAAATAAAAGAGTGATATCACATAAAGTAACAATTGATAAAATTAAGGCAGCTAGAAAGTTGTTTGAATAGGAATATAATATGCCAGCAGTATTTTTAACTAGTGATACCCACTTTGGACATACCGGAGTGTGTCACTTTACAAACAAAGATGGTTCAAAGATGCGACCATGGACTGATCCAGATGAAATGAACGAGGAAATGGTTAAGCGTTGGAACGAAACAGTTAGACCAAACGATAAAGTATATCACTTAGGTGATGTTGTTATCAATCGTAAAGCATTAAAGATTATGAGTCGCTTAAACGGTGACAAAGTATTGATTCGCGGTAACCATGACATATTCCGTGATGATGAGTATAGATTGTACTTCCGTGAGTTACGTGCTTATCATGTGATGAACGGAATGATATTAAGTCACATTCCAATTCATCCTGAATCGTTAGGTCGTTTCGGAACTAACATTCACGGTCACTTACATGCAAATCGTGTAATGTATAGGGATTTATTTAGTGATGAAGAATTACTGGATACTCGCTATCATTGTGTATGTGTTGAACATACCGATTATAGACCAATCTTATTTGAGGATGTTATCAAACGAATCAAAGATGAAGGTGGCTCAGTTGGAATGAAGAGCCATGAAGAGGTCTATGCACCGAGTTAAAATAGGGACTTCGGTCCCTATTTTTTTATACCAATAAGCATAAATCTAGTATAACCCCAAGTACCATAGTCAATATAAAAATCCCCTTTATATAACACTTTAGACATTTTATATCTTTCTTCTAATTCAGTAAGTGAACCAACACTTTGAGTTATTTCCCACTTATCATTGTCAATTGGCATATCACTAGATTGTATGCAAACTAGACTGCCAATTGGTATATTATCAAACCATTCATTTGATTTAAACTGATCCACACTACAATTGATAAACACATGGGTGTTGTCAACAAAATGTATAGAGTTGGCATCTGCTACATGGTTGTAAATTTTAGTAGCTTCAAATAACCAAGCATCGCATATTTTATTTGCGACTGCAATGGATTTAGGATCTATATCATAGCCATGTAATTCTTTGTAGTAAGTTGGTTTTCTTACTACCAACATGAATGCTAATAGATTATCCCAGCACCCTAATATATTAATAGTAGCAGATTCTCTGTCACCTAATACTTTTTCTAATTGCTCACATAACCATATTTTACTAGTTACTAATCCATGTGAGAATGATTCATAGGTATTAAAATTATCTAAATTTGTCATTTTTATTAGCTGATGCATTTAATAGTGTTTTGATGACGTTATTCCACTTAATCTGACTACTATTAGGTCTAACTCTTTTTAGTAACTCTATTTTATAATTTAATATATTAAATAAATTTGTTTTATTTCTATGATGTTCCCATCCATAGCTTCTCATTCTGGGTTCTAACTCCGGATACATTTGTTGATACATTCGTGATTTGAAATTAGATGTTGTTTCACCGGGAATATGATTGTCTATGTGCATTTTTATAAATTTACAACTGGCTTCTAAACTGTACCCAATCATATTACCGATTCCATTTATACCTTTATCTTTCATAAATCGTTCATAGCTAGAGAATTCCAATCTAGACGGAGATACAATTTTATTTTCAAGATGCGTATGTACCCACGGCCAATCACCTCCCAATATTGGAAAATAATCACATTGTTCTATTAACCAGAAATGTGTAGCCACATGTGGTTCTATAATATAATACGGGACCAAATAATCTAAATATATACCATTTTCAAAAAACTTATTAGCATTTAATTCAATAAGTTTATGAGTTATATTATGCTCTCTACAAAATTTTTCAGCATAATATAAATCATGGGTATTAATTATCATACCATCTACTTTGATAATTAAAGTCATTACTATTACAGGTATATTATTTTTAATACATGAAAGCAATACCAATTCACTATCTAATCCACCACTGTATAATATCTCTACGTATTTGGTTTGTCTATTAGCTAAATGGTCATTGAATATATCAGTAATACTTCGTCCTGTTTTAATAGGAACATCTAGTAATTCTGTGGTAAATTTATTACTTGGAGTTCCTATTTCCAAAGTACATTTTTTATAGTTGTCTAACCCAACATTCCACTCAATTATGTTTGCCATATGCATATTTAGTAATCTAGTAAATAACGCTAAATAATAACATATTTTAAAACTAATGCTAAATATGAATAACACTACCCAGAGATTAACATGCTTCACTTTATCCGAGATATATCACATAGATTTTTAGAGTTTATTAAAGACGACCCAGTTCGTCCTGAAATACCTACCGATTATAGAGTAAGTGATGGTAGAATGGTAGCGGCATTAACGGATAATGAACAAGAAGAAAGTAATCCAGAAGCAATGGTATGTGTTAGTTTCCATGATTTTATTCCAGCAGATATTAAAGATTTAGATAAAACTGCACAAGTACCAACTACTGCTATATTCTATACTATATGGAGTTATAAAAGTGGTAAAGGTCAAGAGTTATTATTTCAGGCTGTTAAAGGGATACAAGAACAATACCCAAGTGTAACTAGGTTTGTAACTCTCAGTCCAAAAACTAATATGGCCAGACGTTTTCATTTAAAGAATGGTGCTATTGTTTTCCGTGAAAATCTTGATACTACAAACTACGAATATCCCGTAGAAAAAGATATCCCTAAAACTGAAGAAAAGTAATACTCAAGTATTACATATTTTGTATTAAAAAGTACTCATTTTTGTGCCTTAGGTGCTTCAAAATCGATAGAGTTATCCGGGGTCTATACTGACTCACAACTATAGAAATTATCCTAAGTTAGTACTAACTAACATACGGGACAATCAAAATTTGACAATAAATGGGCTTTAGTGTACAATTCATCTATGAACTCAAAAAACGTCCGCAAACGCAGAACTGACAGAAATCAAGTTATCTATTACATTCAGGATGTAGAGACACTTGAGTACTACATCGGTTTGACCGCTTTGTCATTCAGAGGCAATGTGTTTCGCACATTGCGCCGTCGTATGCAAAAACACATGCAACGGGCCTTAACAGAAAACAAAAATTGGGGTCTGTCACGTGCCTTATGTGAACGCGGAGCCGAGCGTTTTGTATTTGGGGTCATCGAGGTTGTGCGTGGTAAGCGTCCTGCTCATGCACGTGAAACAGAATTAATCAACACAATGCAACCAGCATTGAACACATTTGGAGTAAAATGATGAACGAACAAATTCAAAAACTTATTGATTCTACCGTAGAAGTTTTGGACCGTGATCCTTTGAGTCAATCTGAGGACACTTATTCTATCCTACTTAAATTTACACAAGCACTTGCTACCGAGATAGGTGAGATCGTAGTAGCAAGTCCTTACAATGAAGGCGTTCGTATGTACTTTGATGAAAAGATTGCCCGTTATGAAATTAAGAAAAGTGTAGGATTATAAAATGCAAGCATATATTAATTTAGGTATTGTACTGTTGCCTGTCATTGTGATGGGTCTAGCAATAATTTTGAAAGATATATTCTAATGAAATTAAATGATAGCCTCCAATGGGTCGGAGCAGTATTCATTATCATTGGTCACGTTTGTAATTCAATCGGGCCTGATGCGTATCCCTACAACATTGTAGCATTCACATTAGGTACAATTGCATTTATGACATGGACTATTCGTGTTAAAAATAGACCACAGTTTATAGTTAATGCAGTAGCAATCGTAACATGTTTAATAGGTCTTGTTAAGGCTTATAGTTAAGGAGTATAGTATGAGAGACGGATATGGATTGTGTCCTGTATGTAACGGGACTTGTCAAGTTGAATTGACTGACACCGAAAAAAGTTATTCTTGGAATAACAATAAAACACACCGTAATTGTCATAATTGTGGTGGACAGTATATGTATGGATCTCCTAGAGGTCAAGTAAGATTAAATAGTGATGGTGTACCTTGTACACATAATTATACAAGCCAATCAGATGGAAGATGTTTGACAGGCTATACTTGCAAACATTGCGGAGATCGGTATCAGATTGATAGCGGTGATTAAATGAACGATAAAGAAAAAACAATCCATGACATGTGTATGACATATAGGCATGATTATGGATTGAGAAAAACCAAAGATGAACCATCTTGGACAGCCGGCATGACAGAAGAAGATGCCAAAATGCTTTACAAAACAATGGAACAGATTTATACTAACAACATTGAACCTCTTATGGAGTTAAAAAATGCATCTAAGCAAGATAAATGAAGCAATGAATCACCAAATAACCGGTGGGTCTGAATATCATTGGAACTGTTTTCCAAACGCACGATTCCTAGATTATGAAAGTGAATACGCCCACGTTTCAATATTGTATAGTACAGTAGACCAAACTGTATATCAAGCAGACGCA